CCCTTATATATCAAAACACTACAAAGCAAATTTACTAACATTAAACAGCAATAGCCGGGAGCGTTTATTATATGGGAACTGGGAATATGACGACGATCCTAGTGCGCTTATAGATATAAACTCAATAGCAGATTATTTTAAGCCGACTCATATAAAAGCAGAGGGAGATAAGTTTCTTACTATTGATGTTATATTTTTTATCTTCGCTGTTAACTTTTATTGTTCCTCTACTGGTGGTCCAGTTCCCTGTCGGTGGGAGTATATGGGGTGCATTGAGATTTGGTCTACCGATAAATGATTCGCCGAAATTATTGGGCTGTTTCGTCACTATGGTAGTTGCGGATTTTATTGACCTACCGACAGACATTGCGGTGTTTAATAATTTCCCCAGTTTTGTGTTATCTTTTAATTGGAGTAATGTTAACGTGCATCGGAATACATCATTGGGATGTCCGTTATGTGTAAATTCTAAGTTTCGAATAAGACAATTCTGATAAAATCCGAGTTCGCTATAAAACGGTCGTGCTCCCGAACCTATAACATTCGGGTCTGCTTGTGTCGCAGATACCGCACCGATGATCATCTCGGTCAATTACGATCGTTTCTACGGGAGAAGGTAATGGTTAGCAGGTCAAATTTATCAGGTCGGCCAAAGATGGGAGGTGTGCTAGGCAAAGTATTCAAGCCGCAAAGGCAGCGACCACCAAAGGTTACAGTTCCTCCTGAGACAGGTGGCGCAGGATTAGCCGGTATGGTTAGACGATCCCAGGCCAGGGCCGATGAAGGTGGAAGTGTGCTGAGTCGCTTCGTAGATGCTGCGAACAAGCAACAGGCGGGACAGGCGAAGCCAAGTGCAGGGGGGATGGTTGCCAGGGCTCAGGCCATGGCTGGAAAGAAAAAATCAGCACTGGAGCAGCCAGTAGCAGGGGAGAAACGAGGTCCACGCCGACAACCGACCGTCAGGGAACAGGCCAGGAACACCAGGCAGGCTATCGCAGGCATGAGAGGGCAAGCGCAGGCGCAACGAACCGGCCTGGAGCAGGTTGGTGCTACCCAGGAAGAAGTAGCGGCGACTCAAGCTGGTTTCGATCGCGCTCGCGCTGGTGGTGGTGGAGTCTTATCAGCGGAAGAAGAAGCTACTGCGAATCAAGCGGCAGTTGAGGCAACCGGAGAAGCTGGTGGCACCAGGACAGAAGTTGATGTGACTGAGCCATCTTTGAATCAAGCCAGGCGACAGAGGTCTCGTTCTGGTCGCATCTATCGGCGGTAATCATGGCGATCGGCTCCGCATACGCCAAAGGGAAATGGGCACTGGGCGAATGTCGGCGCTCAGGTCGCAAGATGTTGCTGCGGAACATGGTTGCGGATGGCTACTATCCGAACCTGATTGTCGATCCTGAGTGGTACGAGCCCAAGCATCCCCAGGAATCTCTGCCCAAGGTTAGAGATCCAACCTCGTTATTTCGACCAGCTCCTGATCAAGATCAATCGAATGCGACAATTCGGCTTGATGATAGTGCGGTAGTCACCGGCTTTACGCTGGGCAATGTCACTGTGGACGCTCCAGTAGTGTCGCCAGTTATTCTGCCTCCTGCGGTTCATCAGTACGACCAGGACAGCACCGTTACTCCTGAACCAGACACCGGGACCGGATAACGATGCCGCTATTTCCTCTTACATATCAAAACTCTCCGACGCCAAGCCAAACATCTTTGCGAGCGGATGCCGCTGGGTCAGCGATTGAGTACACGGCTCCAGCCAGGATGCAAAACCTTCTCGCGCCTATTCTTTACGATCAGGGATTCACGGTCGAGTATGCGATTAAGCCGACCATCTTTGGCGCACGAAACGTGCCTGGAGGTGATTCGCGGATCGTGCCGAGTGTTCATTCGCATACGAGTTCCAACACCTCTATTTTTGAATTGGCCTTTGACAACTGGGCCAATCCTGGTGTGGCAACCGACTTGCTTCCTGCTTTCACAATTCTTTCGGACAATCAGAATTACCAGGTAATCACTGATCGAGCCGCCATCCAGGGTGAAGCTCGTGGCACCAAGGTCATGGTGCTGAACAATACCTACCACATCCTTGGAACGCTGGACGTTGCTGGTCTCTGCCAGATCTACGTTAATGGAGTGTTGGAAGGAACGGCTGTACCGAACATCAACATGCCGGTCTTCCTTTCAACTTTGAACGAATTTCTGGGCAATGCAGGCAGGACGCTACGAGACGAGTTTCGAGTCGGCACGAGGTTTCTCAACGGTGCGTTTCGCAATAGCGCGAATGCCGGTGAAGCTACCATTGACAATGTTAGGTTTTACAATTCGCACTTTGATGCGGCCCAGGCGGCTGAGGCTGCATCAAAAATAGCTTTCACACCATGAGTATCTGATATGCCCACAACGACATCATTTACATACGACGAACTGATTGCAGCCTTGGATGACTGGCTTGAAGAAACCAGTGTCGAATGGACAGCGAATCAGAACAGGATCGTTTCGCTGGGCGAAAGTCGGCTTATGACTGATCTCAACTTCGAGATCTTCGATCGAGTGATTAGCGGTGCGCTGACACCGGATGTATTCGTGCAGCCAATCAAACCATCTGACTGGCAGGGAACCAGGTCACTGCATCTTCTCGGTGCCGGTGGTGCCGATGATGACTTTGCCGATGTAGTGCTGTTGTTGAACCTGGACGGTGTGGATGGCGCTACGGTTGCGACTGACGCATCTCCAGAAAATAACTCAGTGAATTTCCAGGGGATCATAGACTTAACGACTTCAGTTCAGAAATTCGGCACAGCATCTCTCGATGCAACGACTCTTGATCCGGAGGACTTTTTGGAAATTCCTCACAACCCTGCATTCGTGACAGGTCAGCAGGATTGGACGATTGAGTTCTTTGTCAACGCGCAGAACCAGGTCGGTGGTCATGACTACATCAATCATGGTGATGGTGGGAGCGGAACCAGTAATTGGCAAGTTCTGAATGCAAACGGAGTTTTGCAGTTTGCCTACTCTGACAATGGTGGTGCCAGTCTCAATAATTTCCCGTTCTTTGGCGCTATGGCCGCGAACGGTGTCCAGTCACACGTTGCCATCACTCGGCTAGGCAATGATCTGTTCGCACATATCGATGGTGTGAAGTCCGGTGCCACGGTCGATGTAACAGGAGACGTAATTGGTGGTAGCGGCGTGGTGGCGATTAACATCGGCTCACGAAATCAAAGTGGTGCAGCGATCAATATCGCGGATGCAAATGCGTTTATTGATGAAGTCCGCTTTACGGTCGGCACGGCTCGATACACGACAGCCGATTTCACGGCTCCGACTGCGGCATTTCCAGAATCTGCCACTGGTGGAGCAAAGGTCTACCTGGAGCGCAGGACTTACGAATACTGCCTGGATTTCGAGCCTGACGAGTCGTTGACTGCTCAGCCGAAATTCTACGCTGAGTTCACCGAGACCGAGTTCTTTGTGGTGCCTGCTCCAGATATTGCGTATGGATTTGATCTTCGCCAGATCCAAACACCTGATGCTTTGGGCCCTGGTAACCAGAACACCTGGTTGGGAGACAATGCAGGCGACATGCTGCTGTACGCATGCCTGATAGCCTCAGATGAGTTCCTGATCTCCGATGCTGAAGATCTCGCTACCTGGCGCACAAGTTACGGTGAGTTGGTGCCAGCCAGGAAACTTGAGCTTCGTCGTCAGTGGCGAGGCGATTACCAACCAATCAAAGAAGCGGCTAGAACGGTGCCATTGTCATGACCATCGTCGCCGGCACCAATTTTCAATTCCTGCGGGACCAGTTGTTCAACGGTCTTCATGATCCGGAGAACGACACACTGTTCTTCGCCATGTACACGACTCTGGCCGACATCGATACGAGGACTGCGGATCTCCAGTCGTCTTTGACTGACGAGCTGGTTGGATCTGGATACCCAGCCGGTGGCTTCCAACTCACGCAGACGGTGATTTACACACCAGGCGAAGATGCTCGTCCTGTGATGGACTTCGATAACATTGTGATACCGAATGCCACCTGGGGAATTTTGAATGAAGCGGCCCAGGGAGCGGTCATCTACAATACGACAGCCGGCTCACAGAACGATAAGATCATGTGGATTCTAAACTTTGGCTCGCCGGTTGCGGTGAACAACGGAACGGTGACAATCATATTCCCGGATGCAAGTAATCCGGCATTGGCGTTAGTAAGGAGTACCGGCTAATGGACGACTTTACCCTCTTATTGCGGCTCGTACTTCAGGTGACTGGTGGCAACGAGAACGTCTGGGGCACCATCAACAACGCTAGTCTGATTCGATTGCTCGATGACGCAATCGCCGGGCGCGAGGATGTTGATGTCTCTCTTTCCGATCAAACTCTCATGGGAGCGAATGGCGCTGACGATCCTGCACGAGCAGCCATACTGATTGTCCAGGGTAATCCTGGCGTGGAAAGGGAGGTCATCGTACCGAGTACGTCGAAGACCTATGTCGTGACGAACGAGACCAGCCCAGGTTTCGATATCACAATCAAGACAGCTCTTGGAAGTGGCACCGTCATCACTCCAGGAACTCGTGGATTGGTGTTCGTTGATTCGACAGCCGATGACGTTGTTCCTGTCAGCCCACCACAGGCGACAGAAGATCAGCAAGGTATTGCTGAGATCGCTGACCAGGCTGAGGTGGATGCTGGCACGGATGATGAACGCTTCGTTACGCCACTGAAGCTGGCTACGTTCCCGGCTGTCAACCAGGCGACCGAGGATGTAAAAGGTGTCGCTGAGCTTGCTGACCAAGCAGAGACGGATGCTGGTACTGATGATGAGCGCATTATTACGCCGCTGAAGTTTGAAACTTCCGAACAACTTGAACAGGCAACACTGTCAAAACTGGGCCGGGTAATCCTAGCTAGTCAGGCCGAAGTCGATACAGGAACGGATGCTGAAAAATACGTTACTCCTGAAACGCTCGCCAATTCTTCCCTCCTTCCTGGTGGCAACATCGGTACTGTCTTTCATGGATTCGTACCATCGACTGGAGTTGGAGAAAAAGTACCGGCTGGCTGGTCTGCGGTTAGAAACGGTATTGGTCAATACACAATAACTCACAATCTTGGTTTAGCGGACATAGACGATCTTATTATTCAGTTGACACCCTTGGGCGAACCATTTTTCCCATTTGGCCCAGTTACAAATCAGTTCATTACGATTACTGGACACACCCGCACAGCAAATACTTTCCAAGTCCTTACGGGTTTTCCAGACATGGGTACTATCGGTGGTGCAGAGCATGAAGACCAAGACTTCTATTTTTCATGCTTTGATATTAACTAAGTAGGACAGCCGTGAGCAGACTTCCTGAAATCCCGCTGCAACTTTTTCCCGGCATCATGACCGAGGAGACAGACCGTGGTNCNAAAGGTNGATACAANNACTGCAACAANATTCGTTTCAGACATNGCCTGCCTGAGAAACTTGGTGGCTGGNTNCTTAGTTCGCTGGGCACTGAGGTCGATGGCATTGAGGAGAGCAGCAGCCAAAGNCCCACNGCAACCGCAGGCTATTCAGCAGCCGTAACTACGATCAGCAGTCTTAGCAGCGCAGTCACCTGTCTCGATGCAGATCCGGTGTGGCTGTTCGATGACTCTGTGACAGGTGGCCTGGGTACTCGCACGATCGATGATCCGACTGCGCTCCAGGATGAGTTCACGTTTGACCTGGATGCTGCGGTTACGGCATCAGATGGTGATGCGTTTCTGATCAGGTATCCGGAGGAGTTTGCCGGTGGTGGCATCGTAACTGGTGGTGGAGTTATAGATTCCGAGACCATCATGGTCGCGCCGGCTGTGACAAAGTATTTGCGTGAAGGAACCATCGTTCGATTGCTCACTGATTCCGGTGAGCAGATCAACTTCCTTGGTGCTAATCATTCCACCGGAGCGACCATTCTTACACTGAGAGATCCGCTCATCGATAACATCCAAACCGCGACACCGAATGTCTTCATGTATGCGGCTGAGTCATTCATCAGGGATGACAACGAAAGTCTGGTTGTTCGATTCCTGAATCTTGATGTAGTGGCTGGTACTGAAGTCATGCTCACCGAGGCACTACCTGAAGATGCCGATGGACTCGACATCGACATCCGGCCATTCCAGTTGACTGGCTGTGATGGCGACCAGATGAGCGTTACATCCCTGGACATTGCCCCAGCGACCGACTTTGCCATTGGCGCACCTGCGGCTTATCCGGATGGCCTGGTGATCCTGCCAGCAGAGAATATCGTTGAGATCTGCTACCAGGGAGTCGCCAGGGCATTGTGGGACTGGAGCAGCCTGGATGCACAGCGATGGCTGGCGATTGGCACTAATCTAAAGCTCTACCTGGTCAACAACAATGACCTATTCGATATCACTCCGTTCCGTGAAAGCGGCAGCCTGACCGATCCATTCGACACCAACATCGATGGGCTATTTGATCCGGATGGTGGAGATGATCCGACTTTCATCCAGGTCACAGATACAGCGCACGGAGCTGCGGTCGGCAACTTTGTGCATTTTGAAAACGGTGACCTGGTTGGTGGTATTGATCTCAATGACGAGTTCCAGGTTGTTGAGGTAGTCGATGACGATATGTACATCATTCGCAATGATGTACCTCCGAAGTTTACCGATACTGGTGGTGGCACGGTCGATTTTGACTATGAGATTCAGGTTGGACTCGAAGGCAATACGACGCTCTTTGGTTACGGCACTGGAGCTTACGGTTTGGGCGCTTATGGAGTTGGCAGCTTTGCTGCTGGAGCTGGAGTTCTTGCCAATCTCAGAACCTGGTCGCTGGATAACTTTGGTGAAGATCTATTGGCATCACCGAACGGCAGGGAACTGTACCACTGGGATCGTGACGATGGGCCAAACATCAGGGCCGAATTAGTCCCTGAAGCACCGAACACGATCGAGCGCATGCTGATCTCGCCGCAAGCCAGGCATGTAGTCGCCTTCGGTGCGGGAACCGGATCAGCCTCAGCGCCAGGAGATCCAGACAAACTACTCATCAGATGGTGCAGCTCAGAAGATTTTTCGGATTGGATAATTACTCCCACAAACAGTGCTGGCGATCTGCGTCTTGATGTTGGCTCTGAGATTATTACTGCGGTCGAATCTCGTGGCGACATTCTTATTTTCACTGATCAGTCTCTCCATGCGATGCAGTTCATTGGTGGCAGCTTGATTTTCTCTCTGCGTCACCTGGGCCAGTCAGTCAAAATCATCAGCGCGAATGCTGCGGTGGATGTGAATGGCATCGTGTTCTTCATGGGAGAGGACGATTTCCTGATGTATGACGGTGTGCTTCGAGTCATGGATTGCGATGTTCGTAACGAGATTTTCGATGACATCAATTTAGATCAGGGAAGAAAAGTCTACGGTGGCGTCAACAAACTCTTTACTGAAGTCTGGTGGGTGTACTCATCGGAAGGCGCTCAGACGAACGATAAGTACGTCAAATATAACTACTACGACAAGGTGTGGGACTTTGGCACGATCGAACGTACTGCCTGGCATGACAGCTCAGCGCATTTTGATCAGAAGCCATACGGCACTTTTGATGGAAAGATCTTCATTCACGAGACCGGCGTCGATGAAACAGATGAAGATGACAATCGAACGCCGATGCTTTCATTCATCGAGAGCTACGATATGGAAATCAGCGAAGGCGCATACCACGCATTCGTGCGTAAGATGATTCCTGATTTCGAGAAACTTGTCGGCTCCGTTGATCTGTCATTGACAGCAAAGGCTTATCCTTCAAGCACCGGAGTTGAGGTTGTCAGTAAAGGTCCATTTAATATCACGCCGACCACAGCATTCGTTAATCCACGGATCAAAGGTCGGCAGATCTCATTCCGAATTGAATCCAATGATCTTGGTGATGATTGGCGTATGGGCACCTGGCGAGCGCAACTCAGAAGCAAGGGCAGGCGAGGTAACTAATGGCTTCTAGCTTCACTAGCGTTCAATTCGAGCCTGTCTATGACGTTCACAAGATGCGGACGCTGGTGGATGACCTGGAGCGTCAATTTCGTGCCGTGGGTCTTGAGTTCGAGAGTTTTTCTGGTGTGCATAACAATCTTACTGGTCGTGGTGCCCCAGACGCTCATCCGATTTTTGCGATCACTGGCCTGACAGCCGCGCTCGCTGCAATCGGTGTGACTCTGGGTGATCACGAAACCAGGATCGCTGTTCTTGAGGCCCAGGATGAGTCTGATTCCTTCCTTGAGTGGGGGATGTAATGCCTTATGTTGGAGCGTCACTTGCAGATGGTCAGCTTCCGGATACGGTGGGCACGTTGTTCACCGCAACAGTATCGACGATCATCAGATCGTTTGATGTCTATAATGATGGCATCTCACAGCAGGATGTTATCGTGTACATTCTGCGAGATGGCTCGACTACGAGGAAAGTTGGTAGGGCTGAGTTGAAACAAAATGAATTTGCTGAGGTGCTATCCGATGGCAAGGTCTGGGTGCTATCAGTGGATGATTCGATCCAGGCTGAGAGCAGCAGTCCAGGCCAGGTCGATTTCACGATCACTGGAGCAGAGTTAGCATGAAGACATTCACATCTGAGGGCATTGAGAAACAGGAGAATGCCGATGTCCTGGTCGAACTGGAGAGCATACAGACAGGCTTGCGAAGCATCACCAATTTGCAACAGGAGCAAACGCGAGAACTGAAGATCGCCAACCTGCATTTCGGCATCATGAACGATCAACACATTGAGGAGCCAGCATAATGG